GAGTGCGAAACCATTATTTTCTTTTCGCATTCAGTTGCTAAAAATTGATAGTGTTCGGGTGCATCGTTCAAAGGTATATCATCAATTGTCGTTGCTGTTTCTTTGTTATTATTAAAAGCTACAATAACCGATTCACCTTTCGAACCAGTTAGTTTGCTTTTAACTTGCGACTGTAATAAATTTTGCACTTCAATATCGGGAACTCCATTATTAAAATTTACGACTTTTGTTCCACTGAAACGCTTTTGAACTGTATTAATAAGGTAGTCGCTTACTTCTTCTTCAAGTAACGCGTACGCCGTTCCTGCCACGTAATCGGGCGTTGAAAAATACTTCATTCCAACCGAATAAGGTTTAATACAAAGTATTTCTATTTTATCCTTAGAACTTCCAAAAGCTGAATATCTTTTTGGCGGAAATTTTTTAATGTCTTCCCAATTATCAGAATAATAATAACCGTTAATTTGCCCGTATTCATCGCATTTTTCCATTGCCACTAAATTCATATCCATGTGAAAAGCTTTTAGTATTTTCTTATGGTCATCTGAATAGTGGACTTGAATAACGCATTGTCCTAATGTTTTCAAATCAAAGCATAATTTCCGCAAACAGTTCTTATTGAAAATAGCCATTACTTGAGCATATTCACTCGGCTTTCTGCTTGCATCAATTACCCCTAATCCTTTCCCATACATTAAGCGAGTAACGTTGTTAATAATACTCATGTTCGTTGCGCTTTTTCGATAGCGGTCTATAAGAAATTGAAAGTACGAATTGTTATCGCCAAAAGTTACCCATTCTTTTTGCTTGGATTCTATAATTTGCGGTGCTTCGTATTGCGCCAAATTTATTACGTCTATATTCATAGCATTACAAAATCATTATTACTTGAATGTTCCGTTGTTTGCAACCCTGCCTTGTAACACCAAACTCGTTCACTGCCTAAAAAAACAGTAAGGTTGTAAAGCTGAACGATATAAAACCGCCCTGCAGTTAAATTATAAACCGCTTCAATTCCTACGTAATAGCCGAAGTCATTAATTATCGGTGCGCTTATTGTTTCGCTCGTTCCTGCTTCTTCATCAATTACAATTATTTCAGTAATCGTTGCCGAACGTGGTACGCATTTAATTTCTTGAGCTGAACCGCTTACTTGTAAAACATTCATATATTATAAACTATAAAACCTAAATTCTGTTGCATAAAAAAAGGGAAACCGAAGCTTCCCTTAATTTTTTTAATATGAAAATCTTAAGTTGTCACAACCGTTGGTGAACCAATTGCTGTTAAGAAATCAGCTTCCGTGTTTGCGTTTATGAAATTGCCCGGTATGTTTTCCATTCCAGTAAAAGTCAAATTATAACCTACTAGGTCACCCATTTCCGTTCCGCTTGCAATAGTAGCGGCGCTAACGTCACAACCTCTAAACAAACCTGCAATTCGATACGTGTTATCTCTTCCTCTAACAAAAATATGCGGTCTTCCGTAAGATAACAATTTAACAGTTTTGTGCGTTTTCGCATCTTGCTTTTTCAAAGTTACCGTTAATTCTTGCGTGAAAAAAGTAGTTCCGTTTTCTCTCGAAGTGTTTACAGTTTCTTGATAACTGTTCGTTCCCTTTAACTCAAACTTATAAACAGTTGTAATGTTTGACATTGTATCAATCATGTCTTCTAGTCCCGAAGTTGCACTGTAAGTTACATCAGCTTCGGGGTCGTATTCGCCATAATTCACGAAATAAATCGCGTCTAATCCTGCGATAGAATCCTTACATTGTTCGGTTCTACCTTGTGCTATATCGCAACTCATTAGTTAGCTGAATTTGTGATATTGTAAGTTACAACGTCTTCAACAATTCCGTATTGAACACCTGCAGTTAATCGCATAACGATACGTACATTTTGTGAACCGTCGATTTCCGCTTGGTCAATTACTCGAACTTCTTGCGTATCTGCCAATAAACCAGTTCCAAAGAACATATTTGATTTTGTTGAAGCGATAGCCGTTGAACTTGCAAGTCCCGGACAATGTGCAATTTTAACACCCTCGAAAGGTAATACAGCACCTCCGTTGAACCACATTGAACCTTTACCGTCGATACCGTTAGCTCCTAAGTTTGTTGCGTAGCCACCCAAAGCACGAACGTACAATCTAAAGAAATTAGTTGATACGTAAATGTGGTAATCGTCTTGTGATGAAACCGCGATTGGCGTAGCGTCTAAAATTTTTCCTAATTCAGCAATTACGTTAGTTGATAATAAACCACCACCAACTAAAGCAAGTTCTTGCGCCGCAGGAAGTGCCGCGTCTAAAGATAACAAAGTTGAAAATCCGTCGAACTCACCCGCGTTTGATTCAACACCTCTCCAGATGTTAACTTCATTTTCCGAAGCAACTTTTTCAGCGTATTGTGCCAAAAGGAAATCCGTAAATGATTTTGGCATTACGTCAAAAGCTGAATACCCCATTTCGATAGCGTCCCAATCATTTCTGAAAGTTGATTTACACAATTGACGGTTTACTTGTAATTCTTTTGGCTGTAAAATTCTTTCCGTCAAAGTTACCGTTCCAGTCGGGTCAAAGTCGCATGAAGCATTACCCAACAATTTGTCGGTAGTAAGTCTTTTCATTACTTCTTTGAATTTTACGTTTGGCTTGATTGTAATTAAGTTATTAGCCAAAGTTGGTGCAGGCAATAAAGCCGCTGCAATGTACTTACCTGCGAACTCGCCAGCGTAAGTAGTTGTTATTGATGTACTTGTACTCATTTTTTATAGTTTTTTAATTATTTATACTGCTGTTAAAGTGATTGAACCTGCAGCAACTCCTGAACCGTTAACATACCAATTCGTTCCGTCACAAACTAATTCTGCAAAGTCTCCAATTGCTTCTGCACTTGCTACGAAAGAAATTGTGTTTTCGTTAACTCCTGCAACGTGTGCGCCGTTTACTAAAACAGAACCCTCAATTACATTTGTCGCCGCTTTTACAGTCCAGTTAGTTGTTGCGAAAGCTAAACCAACTACAAACTTAAATCTCAATCCTTCTGATGTTGCCACCGCTGGCAAAGTGATTTCAGCTCCTGCCGCTGCTTTTAAAATTAATACTTTGCCACTATCTTCAGCGGTCAATGTTGTTGCGCCTGTTACGGCTTCTACGTTCGCCAATTGACGTTCTACGTCGTTGGTTACTGCTAAATACGTTACACTCATTTTGTTATTTGTTTATAAATTTTAATACTAAATCCATTGTTGATTTCGGTGCTTTTGACGGCTCCATTTGTTTTGATTCTGGATTATGAACAATTGGTTTCGGTTCTTGCATTTGTGCAAGTTCTGTTTTCAATCTTTCATTTTCCTCTTTTAAAGATTCCATTTCCGAAAAGAAAGTTTCTTTAACCATTGATTCAACTGTTTTTTTAACCGTTGCTTTATCAATCATTTTTTCGTCTTTCATTTTATCGTCTTTTTTCATTTCCTCTTCTGCTGGCTCTTCTGCAGGTGCTTCTTGTTCTTTAATTTCAGCAATTACACCCTCCTGAGTTACGATTAAAAGCATTCCGTTTTCGACAACGTATTCACCAATTGGCATTGGTATTTTCTGTTCGTCTTCGGTAATTATAAACACTTCGTTGTTTGCTTCAAAGCTATCCGCTTCAATAACCGTTACACCGTCGTTTAATTTCATTTGCTCTAATTTCACTTCAATGTTTAAAGCGACACAAATTTTGTTTACTATTTCTTTGTAATTCATAATTGGTTTTTTTATATAAACTATATTGTTTTTATTCTGTTGCACTTTAGCGAATAATTACCACTGTGTTTTGAGTTGGATTTATTACAACTTGCGTTCCACCGCTTACCGTTGACCCTATCCCTTGTTGTGATAATTCGCCCTCGCAACATTCTTTTCGATACTTACCGTCTTTACATAAGCAACCACGTTTTCCTCCTTTAGGTGATGTTGTTTTTGTTGGCATTATATTGATTTTTCTATTACTTTATAATACTTATCTTCTGCAAAAAGTAAAGAATCGTACATTTTTTTAAAGTTTGGTATATCATTTAAAGCCAAACCTAATTCACGTGCTTTAACATCGTATTCAGCATAAACTTTTTTTTGCTCGTTATTGATTTTATCAAATACCTTTTTTAAATTATTTTTTTCTTTAACTATTTCGTTAATAGAGTTTTCGTATTTCTCAATGTTTGTAAAAAGTGTAGTTGTTATACTTTTATATAAGTCTTCAATTTTATTCAACTCCACTAATTGACTTCCCAACTTAACCGCTTCTTTTTCAGACAGCTTGTTGATAATTTCTAAACTTGTTTTCATTATATTGATTTTTATAGATTATCGTAAGCAACTAATACATCTTTGAAATTATTAACTCCATACTGCTTTTGAATGGCGTTTTGATATTTAATAAATTCTGGAAAAGTAGTTTTCCAATCAATACCTAAATCCTTTGCTTTTTTATCAAAAGTGGACAGCGTATCGTTAAATTTATTAGTTAATTTTTGTTGTTCTTGAAGCAACTCTAGTGCTTTTTTTAATATTGTTCTTGCGCTTTGAGTTTCTTTAAGAATTGAATTATAGTTTTTTTCAATTGAATTGTAAGAACTTACCACATTAACAAAATCAGATAATTCGACTAACTTGCTTTCTTGTTTTTTCAACTCAATTTTTTTAGCTTCATCAAGCGTCATTTTGTTGATAATCTCTAAACTTTTCATATATACTTTGTTAAAATTTGTACTACTTTTTCACGTGCGCTCATTTCGTATTTTTCTGCAAAATACCCCTCGATGCTGAATCCTTTAAATTCGCCTTTCTTTACTTTTTCCCACGTTTCATCGTTGTCGACTTTCATCGCAATCATCCACGTTCCTACGGGTAAACTCATTTCGTAAAATGCGCTTTTATCTTTTTTGCTATCTTCAATAATCCACGATTCAACAATCGTCATTCCGTCAACTTTTACAGCGTGGTTTTCCGTTGTATTCTGATGTTGCCCTCGCATGAATACCAACTCACTTGCACGCTTTACCGTTTCTTTAGAAAAGAAAATTTCAAATTCTTTGTCTTTATCCTTTCTAAATATTCGCTTGTTTGGAATTAACGCCGCTCCTAAAACAATTCGTTGTTCATCAATTGCTTTAAGTTCGATTTCGTGTTCCGAAAGCGCAATAAAGTTTTCTTCAATTGCAGGTTTTTCAACTAAAGAAACAGCAAAAACACCGTCTTTAGTTTCGTCTTTAATTACCAATTCGAAAACGTCCATAACTAATAAACTATATTTGCGCAGTTTGTTGCACTTTCATATCGAACTGTTGCGCACTTGTAACGTCGTTACTTACCACGTACGCTTTAACGGGTTGTTGTTGAAGTGTTGCTAATTGATTTATTCCCGTATCCCCAACAACGTTTAAATTCGGTGCAACAACGCCACCTGCACTGCCACCGCTACCACCTAAACCACCGCCACCGTCGGGTGCTGAACCACCGCCCAAAGTTTTTAACGCTTTTGTTGTTGCCGCTATATTAGCCGCTATTCCTAAACCAGTGGAAACGTTATTCATCGCTATTACGGGCGCGGCAGCAACTCCACTAGTTGCAATTGCCTGGGGCGTTGCTAACGCCGCTACATTTGCTAATTTATTTGAAATTATCATTTTAGCAATACCGATTGCACTTTCAGCAATTACCGCAGCTTTTTGAACTCCTTTTGATTTTTCAAAAACACCTTTGATTAACGCAACTCCTTGCATTGCAGTATCTAAACCTTGTTGCTGAATAGCGGATTTTTGTTCTGCTACTGCCCTTGCATCCGCTAGTTCTTTTTCACTAGCTGTTTTTGTTATCGCTCCTATCTCTAAAGCTTTTGCCGTTTCAATAATTGCTAATTGTTCTGCGTTCCCTTTTGCAAGTTCTTCAAGTGTAAAATATTTCTGACGAACTAATTCGAGTTGATACTCTTCTTCGGTCATTGTTTTTTGCAATCCTTTCTGAAAATTATCTTCGTCTATTTCTTCCATTTGCGATTGAAATTCTTGTTCTTGTTGAAGTTTCAATGCGTTGGCATCTTTTATCGCTTTTTCGCTTTTTTCAATAGCATCTAATTCGGCTTTGTTTAACGCTTGTAATCTTTCTTGTTCTGCAATATATTTAGGGTCTTTTGTTAAATCAATTGAATCTTTTTTATCAATTTTATCAATTTCTTTTTTTGTTTCTTTTGCGTTGTTAATCCTAGCAACTTTTATTTCGTTTTCAGTGTTTAAAATACCTTGTTTCATTTCGGCGATTGATGTTAACGTTTCCTCAATCATTTCATCGTTAACACCACCTACATTTGTTGCTCTTAAAATTTGCAAGTTCAAACGAGCTTCTTTTATTAGTTCACGTTGGTTCGTTAACGACCTTTTAAGCTGTAATTGTTCAAGTGCGACTGTTGATTTCCCCTGCGCTTCTAATAATTTAATTTGTCGGTCAATACTTCCAGTTTCTTCATCGTATGCTTTTTTTCTAGCTTTACGTTGCTGTTCTTGTTTAGCAAGTGATTTATCAACACGTTTCATATTCGCTTCGTGCCTTGCAGACATATTACGCTCGTTCTTTGTGTCGATAATATCAAAGTATTCAAGTGCTTTGATTGCACCGTAAACAACTCCTATAAACGGGAAAAATATTCCTATTAAAACTTTTATTCCCGTTCCTAAATTATCGAAATAGTCATATGCTTTGATTACATAACCGCTTAACGTTGTAACAACCTTAGTTACTTTATCAAAGTTTGCAATTAATAAACCAACTAAAACAATTATTGCACCGATACCAGTTGCAATCAAAGCCAACCTAAACAACTTCATTGCTGTTGTTGCTCCACCAGTTACCGTTGTAAGTCCAACCGTTGACGCACTTAAGCCAGTTTTTGCAACTGAATCAGCTTCCGTTATTGCTACATTTGTAAGGGTTTCTTTATTGGAAATTCCCATCACAAAATTATAAGCGCTTGTAAAAATAGTTGTTGACTTAACAACCGCCCCTAATTGTTTAAACGCTCTTCCTGCATCTTCCAAACCCTCCAGACCTTGCGCCAAAGCCATTGCACTTTGTACCCTTAACATTGCTTGTTGAACTTCTTCGCTTTCAACACCAACCAATCCCATTGCGCCCTGAACGGCACTAAAACCATTCGCAACCGCACTAACTGATTTTCCTAATGCAATAAATGCACCTTCGCCTTTTTGCGCCTGAATAGCATCGTTAACGTCTTCGATTTGGTCTTTTAATTCCGCCGCTTTTTTTGAAGCATTTTGTACTTCAACCGAAGTCGCTCCGAACGCATCCGCAAGTTTTTGAACCTCTAAAACTGCTTCTTTATATTGTGCTTTTAAAGACTTACTATTGTCTTTAATTTCTATTTCAATAACCTTTTTTTCTGCCATGATATTTTTGATTTTCTTGCTGTACTATTCTTTTTAAATCGCTCGTTAATTCGTTTACGCCTTTTGCAATATCAACTTCTTTTGATACGCCGTAAAACTTTTGTGTTTTCAATAGCTGAATTATGTTATTTATTCGCATGATGTAGATGTAAAATTTGTTAATATTTCTTCGTAAAATTCCGCAATAGTCCACAATTCGCAAACTTCTGGACAATCACATTCCTCGCTTGCTGTAGCCACTAAACTAAAAGTTACATTATCGTTTGAAGCATATAAATTCCATTGTCCGTCTTCAAAAATCAATCTAAAAAATTCGTCGTTATCTGCTCCGTTAAATCTAGTTCCGTCCCAAATCATTTCGAAATTATAGTTTGTTGTTTCCTCATCAATTGTTACATCAAAAGCTATATTCACACACTCATCGCAATCGAATACAAAGCAAGGCGCTATCTCTAAATCCGTAAGTAATTCCACCGTATCCCAAACTGCGTTAAATGGAATACACGAATCGAAGCTTTCAACGTTTGCTAACGCAATTTCACTTTCGCCGTCGTCAACTGATAAAATCCAATTTCCATTTTCCCAACCAATTGTAAAAGTGTTTTCACCGTCAACGCCAGTGTAATAATTAAATCCATTTTCTTGCCCTGCTAAATTCACTTCAACAGAATATTCAATTTCGTCTAAAATAAATTTAACAATAAAACATTCCGAACACGGAACAATTGGTTCTAAATCTAAAAGCAAATTCATTTTTACTTCGCCGTTGTTTAGCGTTGTCGATATATCGTTAATCAAATATCTCTTATCTTTTATAATTAGCTTATCGTTCAATTTAAGCGCGCTAATTAATCCAGTCGGTAAATAAGCTGTAAAAGAAAATAAACGTTGTTGTAGGTTATATAAATTGCCTAAGTGATTAGCGTAATAAGTATTGTATAAACTGTTTGGTTCTGTTTCTTGAGTAACGATATTAAATTCATTTCCGAAACAAAGTGAAAAGCCCGTTGTGTTAACGCTGTTGAATAATGCGTAATCGGTAACGTTTAGATAACTTGAACCGTCAAAGAATTTAAAAGTTGTTGCCGTTTCTTCGCCTCCTAAATATAAAAGCAAAGGTTCTGGAACATACGCCGATTGATTTTCTTCAATTAAAAACGTGCAAAACAAATTACTTGTTTCTAATTCCGCAAACTGAATGTTCTCAAAGGGCAACTCGATTTTAAATTCCGTACCATCGTAATTGAATGAATAATCTAAGTCACCATATTGTCGATTGAATAACGCTGAAAAGTTTTTATTAATAAACGATTTACTTTCTTTATACTTAAAAGCAATCTGCTTATATAAAGGAACTTTTTTAATTCCACTTGAATTTATTACATCCGTTGTAATATCAAATTCTTTGCCTAATGAATACCAATCTTGCAACGGTTCTATTGTAAATGTCGTTTCGTTTTCGCCAACACAAACCAAATTAAATGCTTTGAAAATAGCTGAAACAAAATCTACAATTTTTAAATTAGGTGCTAAAACTGAAGCGTTTAAAGTTGACGTTAAATTAATTGTATTTCCAAACCCCGTATAAATATTTCCGCTAGGGTCTTGATACAATACATCAACGTCAAAATTAACTGTTTTATCAGCTTTAAATTGATAAGTAACAACTGAATTTAAACCGGGTATGTTTGCTTCTTTAGTTAAGATTAGTGGATTTGTCCCTCCATAACTTTCATAAGTAGCATACAAAACTCCGTTAACATAACCTTCACAGTAAATAGTAGCCGTTCCGTCTGAAACACTTGAAAAACTTAATGTTGTTTCGTGAAATGTTGACCCTGCAATTGGAACATAAGAGTATGTTAATGTATTATCAATCGTATTAAAAAACGTGTTACTTGGTGTTGTACTATTGTAATCAATTAATTCGTAATTAGTCAAAAACACAAACTGTTCTACATTTTGATAGCGAATGTATAAATCAGTCCAACGTGCTGAACTAAAAAACGAGCCGTTAAAAGTTATTCCAAATTGTGTTCCTATAATTTCAAATATTTTATCTGCTCGGATAGCAGGAAATAACTCAAACCATTTTACACTTCCTGCGTTGGTTGTTATATCGTTTGCACTTGCGTCTCCAAACGTCCAAACTCTTCTAGGTGCAATTAGTGGGTATCGTACATTGTAAGCTGTTGTTCCGTCCGTAACCCTATTGTAAACTTCCGTACCGCTGTAAGTGTGCGCTATTGTAGAATAATCTAAATCCTTTAACGTAAATTCTGCAAACCTATCTTTTAGCGAAGTCAACGCACCGAAGAAATTTAACGAATAACTTACAACCTGACCGTTTTTTATTACAGCTTCATTCATCTGAATTTTGCCAGTTCTAAACGGTTGTGTTTCAATTTCAATAAATGCGTCCCTTCTTAAATTTTGGTCAATTGTAGGAATAACATCACTTTCGTACCAATGCTCAAAAATAGCGTTGTTTCTCGGTGATGCAGGAACTAAAAACGATTGTGAAAAATCGCTAAATACCTTGCTTATATCTTGAACGTTTGCAACTGACGAATTAACGGTTACAATTTCGTCTTTGAATAAGTCAACTTGAACTCCCTCAATAAATAGTGCTAACTTCGTCATAAGCGTATTCGAATTCTAGTGTATAGTTTAAATCTTTTCTGTTAACGGTTTTTATTAAATCAATATCGCCCGTTAATATTTTTGCAGGAAGTCCGTTTACAATTACTCGTTCCGATAATAATAATTGTTCAACAATGAACTTGAAATTCTCTTCAACACTTCCGCTGTTCAATGTGATTTTTCTTCTTGCGTTGCGGTTCATCTGCCTTGTTTGACCGTCCGAAACAGTCCAACTGTTTGGCGTTGCCGTTGGAACTTCAGTAAGAAAATTATAATCTTCACTAGTGAAATTCATTTTATCGGTCGAAGCTTTAAAGAAAAATACACGTTGCCAACCCCCCGCTTTATTTATGAAATCAATCGGAATCGGAGTGTAACGGCATTCAACTAACGGTTTAAAAGTAAACGATTGTAATAACACATCTGAAGCTGAATAAAATTCAACAATATTTCCTTTAAAAAAATAATTTGTGTTCGGAAAACTTGCACTTTGATAAATAACAGGAATATCAACATACCTTTGATTTACTGCATCTAAATTTGTTGTAATTTCATTTGCAGGATTTGCAATTGAAATATATTTAACGTAAGAATTCGGAGCTAAATAAACAGTCATATATCCTGGCGAATCTAAACCGCTCGGGGTGCTCGCCGCACTTGAACCACGATAATAAAAAGTCATTCCCGTTGGGTAGTTCCACAATGGAAAAGCACCCGTAAAAGTATTAACTTCATTGCTCCACGGTAAAGTTGGAAAAACTGTTGAATCCGTAAAACTTCGGTAACCATCAAACGAGCGGAACGTTCTTGTATCTAGTAAAGTGTAAATGCTTGAAACGTTTTTATATCGCTTAATTTGAACGTATGCACTATGTGCGTTCGGCGTTAAAGTTGGTGGGTTCGGTAGCGTTCTAATATTTTGATATGTGTTTTTAATGAACTCACGAATAAACGGAGTTACATTGAAACGAACTACATTATTCGTTAAACTCGGATTGCTTTTTTCAAGTGTGTAATTCGGGGTTGCAGGAAAAGTTGAAGTGTTACTTATAAAAATTTCAACTTTCGCTCCTGTTTGTCCCGTTTCATTTACTTGACTTATAAACGGCGTTCTTGCGTACATTTTCTCTAATTGCTATGTCGAGAATATTCTCAACGGTTAATACATAAGGGTTTATTAATTCAGTTGGTAATTTCTTTAATTTCGTTTCTAAAGCATCGGAAAAGAACATCGTTGGTTTAATACCACGGTTGTAAATATTCCCTGCTATTATTTGCGCTATTGTGTTATAATTACCTTTTTTATATTTGCCTTTTTCATCACGAAGTCTTATGTTTTTTCTAGCGACCCAAACTGCTATATTTGAAACAAAACTTAACCATGAACCTGCTCGACTTCCAGAACCAAATTTAAAACGGCTGTTGGGTGCTTGTTGACCTTTAATTTTTGCATTCGGTGAAACTTTGCTAGGGTCTTTTCCCTTTACCCCTTGGTCTTGAAAGAACCCGTAATCTTCCATTGAAAAACCAATACGAATAGAATTTTCGTAAACTTCGCTATCTCCTTTAATTGAATTGTAAAGTTTCTTAGATGCGTTTTTTTTACGTCTAGTTAAATTCGTTCTTGCTTGTTTAACAACTCCGTCAACGAACTTTTGTAATGCTTCCGCTCTTAAATCTTTACTCATTGTCGCTTAGTTATTCGTTTAAATTCTCGCTCCTGAATTTCATCGCTTTGTTTTTTAAACGTGAGAAAAGTAAGGCATTTTCGGAGTCCCAATTTGGTAACTGCATCAAACTTTGTAACGTCTCCCTGAGCGAGTACATTGATGCTTCCATACCAACCCCACTGTTTTCCAAATTGACTGCGTTCGCTAAGTCTTCCTTCGTTAGTTTCTGCATTTCCCTCTCCAAATATGTCAGCGTAGCCATCAATAATTCTTTTTCTAAACTCCAAAAAAAAACATTCGCTCCCTTTACTATCTCCAACGGTGCAAACTTCATTAAATCGCTGTATTCGTCGCTACCGTTGTAATCGTGTATTGAATACCGTTCGCCTTTTGTTTCTTTTATTGGTCGGTACATAACCGCCATTGCTTTGTGAAAATTAGAAACGTCTTGTAAGTAATTTTCTAAGTCAACATATTCGCCAAAAGTTATCTTTTCTAAATTCGGAATAAAACCAAACTCCAAATCTTTAACCTTAAATCGTTCGTGAAATTTCCCTTCGCTTTTTAATGTTTCAGTCAACGAAAGAATTAAATCCGTTAAATCATTCATCGGTATTTTTGCAATAGATTTCAATTCAATACCGCAAAAACATTGAACCATTTGCTCCATTAAAAATTGTTCGTCCTCGCTATTTTGCGAAGCGTTAACAAACTTTTGGTAATTAATTAAAGGTATTTCAGCAATAGATGTTGGAATAGTAATTTCTACTTTCATAATATATAAACTATTTTTATCAATAAATGTTATACACGCCTTTATTTGTGCTTATGGATTCCATTTCGTGGTAACGCACCGCATCGATTGCGTGGTCTTTCCCCCCCTGCGGTTTATTCAGCTGTTTGCCAGTCTTATCAACGTCCCAACAATACCCACGAAGTTCTTTAATTAGATTTACGCTTTCCGAAGTTACTAAATATTCTTGCTGTTGCATTAAATCAATTCCATAATTAATTGAATCTTTACCTTTCGTTGCTGGATAAATTTGCAACCCCCTGCGCCGTATTTCTTCAATACTTTTCGGCTCGGCACTATCTGCATAAATCAAAGTATCTTTTGGTAGTAGGTTCGCAATATCACCGTTTAACATTCCCGTTTGGTAAAACAATTCTTTAAGAATACGTTTGTCATTCCATTTATAAACTGCTATTGCTGAAGTTGGGTCATTGGTATATCCGAAGTCTAATCCTATTCCTAATAATCGAGCGTCCGTTGGTATTGAATCGATTGTTTTCCAGTTGCTGAATACTACGCCCTCAAGCATTCCAATTTGTCCTTCGCCGTAAACTTTCCACCAATTAGCCCAATAATTTGACGTTAACGCTTTGGTTTTATTATTCTCTATTTGCTGAATAATTGAATCGTCTAACGCTTCGTTATCTAGGTAAGTAAGTATTATAAAATCTGCATTCGGGTCGTCTTTTAATTCGGAGTGAACCCAAAATTCATTGACGGGATTGAAGTCTAAATAAACGTGTTTCTTTGTTCTTATTGAAAGTTCATTATAAGCGTCAAAGGTCATATTATTACATTCGTTCATATATAAAATGTCACGCCTTGCACCCCTTAATTTACTAGAATCGTCTGCGGAAAAGAAATCGAAAACAGAACCGCATTTCATTGTGTACGTTAATAACGATTTGTTCAAACATTCATCGTTATAACGGTTCGTCCATTTAAGAATTTTAATAAAATCCTTTAACGCTCCACGTCTTAAATGTGGTATTGATTCAGCAATAATACTTATTTCACTATTCGGGTTTTTTACAGCGTAATCAATTAGGACCGCTAAAATAGAAAATGTTTTCGAAGCGTATTTTGTCCCCCCTACTACTTAATTCGTAGGGGGGAAATAAGCCGAAGTCCCGCCCTGAACGATTTTGATTCGTTTTTTCAGAGCGAGAATTCGGTTTACAGCTGATGTTCTTTTAAACATATTCCCATTTAAATTTATAAGCTGTATTATACCTTGGTTGTTTTTTACAGCATTTTATTATACCAAATGAATTCCATCCTAATTCTCTTTGAATTTGTTTAATGGATTCCCAAATTTTTACTTCAATACCTTCTAAAGTTAATTGTCTAACGGGTTTTGATTGACAATGTTCTGCACCTCTTTTTGCTACTTGAAGTCCCATAGCGAAAGCGTGTAATTGATTTTCTCTAGGTGTTACCCATTCTAAATTATAATAATTGTTATTTGTTTTAATTCCGTCAATATGGTTAACTTCTGTTTTACAATCGGTTTTACCGACAAAATGAAAAGCAACCAATCTATGCACTGTAAAATAATAACGTTTTGAATCTTTAAATAATTTTACTTGTTCATACCCACGACTTGAAATTCTAGTTTTTATTATTCTTTCAGTTTTGTTTTTTGAATTTGTACTATTTCCATTTCCTAAGCTTTTTATTCTGCCTAAAGATGAAACTTCATATAAGTTTTCAAAGCCAGTAATTGTTGACCAAATTTCTTCCATAATACAAATATAGTAATTTTACTAATAGGTTGTACTACTTTGTTAATCTTTATTTATGTCGTTCGTTTGAACATAAACTTTTTTTAATGCGTTGACCCTATCCGCTAAACAACTTGTGCAATTAGTGAAGTTCGTTACCTTGTTAAAAACGTTCGTGTGAATTTCGTTTAATCGGTATTGAACGGAAGGGACAATTGAACCCCTTGCAACTGTAAAAAATTCATGTAGAAAGTTGTAATCTTGTTCGTTTAAACAATTGGGTTTATTATAAGGAAATAGTTTGTTTAACGCTTCCTTTCGACGGTCGCAACCGCAGTCTTCCCCTGCTACAAATTTAACAAGTGCTTTAATTCCAGTTGCTGTTGTGATTTGGTCGATAGTATCGCCTAATCCTTGTGGTTTTCTTTTTGCCATAATATTAATTTTTTGTGTAATACCACCAACGTGGTTCTATTTCAGTATTCAAATCTTCGCATTCTGTATCTTCTTCGCCGTTCCAAATAATACTAATTAATTTATATTTAGTTACTACATTGTTTTTAACTTCGGTAACTTTTCCAATAAAATAACAATCTCCATCTTCAATATCATGTATTAAATCTCCAACGCTTATTTTTATGGGTTTTAGTAATTCACAACTCATATCAATTCGTATTCGTTATTAATTAAATCTTCATAATCTTCTTTGCAGTTCGCTTTCAATTTACGTTTACATTCTGCCAACGTATCGAATACCGAACGCAAACTAATTGTCGTTCCGTCCGATATATCTCGCATTGATTTTCCGCTATCTAAATACAACCTAAACAACATTGCATCGTACCATTCCCACTTATCAATTTCAGCTTCGATAATGCTGTTAAAACGAAATTGTGCTTCGTAGTATTCTGTATTGTCAACGGCTTCAATATTCAAAGGTAAATCATTTGTTTTATAAACCTGCTCTTTTGCTTTTACAAAGTTCAAAAATATAGACTTCAGCGTTAAATAAATATAGTATTCATTCACTTTGCCGTTAACAATTATTTGTTCGGGTTGCTTATTTCGGTCTAGTCTAAGGTACATTTCTTGAACCAAATCTTCAGCATAAAAATATTCGCCAAAACTGTTAATTACTTTTACATAACTTTTATGGTTCTTTGCAACTTCACTTAACCAATTCATTCATCTGGAAATAAAGGTTGCTCGATAACGGTAACTTCCTGGACATTGTGGTTCATTGAAAGTTTCTTCAACTCTTCGGGCGTTGCGATTAGTTTCATTAACGCCATTTGTAAAGCTGGTGCGTTTGATTTATACCACTTTGAACGCATTGAAACTTTTAATTCTACTCGATTTAAATTAAGTAATTCTTTTAGCTCGTTCGATTGGTTCGATTCTATTGGAAAAAAATCATAAAATGTAGTCTTATTACAAGGTAAAAAAGCCACAATATCATCAACGAAAAATAATTTATGTTTAACTATCATTTCCTTAGCTTGGTCGAATATCTTTTGTTTGTCGTATGCCATTTGTGTTTTTTTTTGAGCGCAAAGGTGGAATCGAACCCCTCTTTTAAATTGGAATATTTAACGTGCAACCATTACACTTCTTGCGCTTGTATTTCTTTTTTTGGGTATTCTTTGCTTAATGATTTACACAAAGGTATTAAAGTTTTGTCAAGTGGATAAATATATTTGTGTTTACCTGCTTTTTTTCTTTTAGGTAATTTTTTAAAATCTACTCCCCAATTATATCTACCTCTATCGTGTTTCCATATTCCGTTTAATAAATATTCCGTCCCACTGCTTTCAATATTTTCAATATAATACCAATTTGTTGCTTGGTAAATTATTCCTTTATGTTCTTGTCCTTTATCCGCATAACTAAATAACATTTTAACAGTTGGACATTCTTTTTTAATTAGTTTAATTGCTATTGATAAAACTTTACTTGTTGAAGATTGTTTTCCGTTTAATGCCATTCTATTCAATTCTAAATACTGACCGTTTCTTAAATTAAATTTTTTAGGCATATTTACCGAAGCACCGCCACCAAATAAAACAACTCCGCACCAATTATTATTTTCAAAAACAGAATAACCTATTGAATAAGTAGGTACTGCTTTTGCATAATGAAAATTTAAACAGGCATATTTAATAGCTTTATTTGAAGCAATTTCTAATTTCATATTTCTCCTGCTGAAATAGAATAAAACGCTCCTTGAAATTTCCTATCTATTAATTCTTGTATATCGTTTTCCGCTTCTTGTAATTGTTCAACTGTTTTAAACGTTATTTTCATTGATGCAGGTTTATTTTTTTCT